ATGCTCTACCATCTGTATTTAGTAATTTACCCTCTAATGGTTTTTGATTGTAAAATGCTTGAACCACTTTTTTATCTTTTGCTGTAAGTGCTTCGTTTAGAATATCAGTTAGTTTTGTGGATTCGTTAATGTTAAGACCTATTAGACCATCACCTTCGCTAAAATAATCTTTCCAATATCTATCAGTTGTCCAATCATCTATACTATCATTTCCCGATGACCCCCATGCATAGAAGTGAACATTTAAATATTCAGGTTCACCCTCTTCATGGTATACTTGAACAAATCCAAAATCATTCTTAGTATCGGGATGAAGAAAAAGAGCGACTGTGACAATACCACTCTCATAATACCCAACCTTCTTAATCCATTTTTCTGGATTCTTAATTGTTTTGAATCCATGTTTTTTAGCTAATTTCTTAACCGTATTCAACATTTTTAATTCACTCTTTGGAATTTCAGATTCGTTTACTGATTCAAATAATGAACCCATTTTATCTAATAGGTCTTTACCTTTGTTCTTACTCCAATACGTGTATAAAGCCTTTGCTTTTTTATCCGTTCTCATACTACCAATTAATTGTTTTAGTAAATCTCTTGTGGATTTTTTAGAGTAATCTTTGAATGGTATAACATCAGAAGCATAATCTTCTAATCTATCAATAAAGTCATCTTCTTTCATTCTTGCTTCGTTTACTGATTCACCTAATGCCTTTGCAACAGGAGTAAACATATCGTAAGCTTTTTTAGAAACAAACTTTTTACTTCTATAAAGTTTCATTAATTCGTCAACAACAGGTTGTTTTATGAGATGAATACTTTTAGGAGTCACAGTTGTTGGCACCATACCTAAAGCGTTAACTACTGAAGATAATGTACTCTTTTCGTCATCTGATAAACTTTTTATTTTATTTGAAAGGTTTTCGTTTACTCTTTTATTTATAGGATTTATATGTAAATCACTATTTTCAGTAAAATCATACTTTTTAGTTAGTTTATTTAAAATCTTTATAACTTTAGTTTTATCTTTTTGATTAACTACAAAATTTAACTGTACATCATCAGCACCAACAGCTACATCAAATTGGCCAATGGATTTCACATTAGCTTTAGATAGTTCTCGTTCAATTTCTTTTTTAAGCTTTTTATGTTTTTTTATAAACTTTGCAGGTTCTAATATGTACATAGATGATACATTATAACCATCCCATCGTGTTTCATCTATATTCGTTATGTCTAATCCCATCTCTATTGTAGGTGTAGTTGCATATCCAAAATCAATAACATTAAGTTTATTTTCGTTTACTGATTCAACTTTTTTTTTAAGTATGTCAGTTAGTTTTGTGGATTCGTTTACTGATTCTTTAAGTGTAAGTTCATCTTTTGTAACCGTTCTTTTTACATAAGTACCATTTTTATTCATATGGTTTATAACAACAGTGTTTCCTTCAAGTTTTTCAATCGTTCCAATATTGAATCCAAATCTGTCGTTCCAAGTGACCTTATCACCCACTTTAAAGCTTCGTGCTTCGTTTACTGATTCACCTGCGAATTTCTTAGCATTTGCCCTATCATCAGCACCAACCTTTGTTACTGGATATGTCTTACCATCAACTTCAAATGAATCTTCACCTGCTGCAATTGCTTTTGCTCTTGCGGCACCAAACTCATTACCCTCTTCTAATTCGTTGATTTCATAGTATTTACCTAATACCTCACCAATCTCATCGTATGCTGACTCTAATCTCTGTTGTAGTGTAGAAACTTCTTTAAGTGTTTTTTCAAATACTTTAAATGATTCATTCATTCTTTTCATATGACGAGATACTGTAACATTATCAAACCAATGTTGTGTTTCATCAACAGTAACTTTATTAGCAACTTCAATTAAGTTTTTGATTGATTCAAACACCTCATCTAAATCTTTTGTTCTATATACAGACTCACTATATTTTTTATAGTTCTTAACCGCTTCTAAGAAAGCTTGTTTTTGTTCTAAGGTCAAACCCTCTTCTTTTAACTCATCTTCATTTGTGAATGAACGAGCGTATGGATTAGAATATACTTGTCCAATCTTCATATCACCGTTGAAGTATGCCTGAGACTTAAACTCTTTTAAAATGTCTTTTAGTTTTTTCATTCTTGCTTTCCTATTTTAAAGAACAAACACCATCTATCTCACAAATGATGTCTCTGATAATGTTATTTATTTTTTTATACGATTTAATAGTATTCTTATTAACTGATTCACTTAATGGTCTCATAAACGCACCATGAGTTGATGGATTGGATACAAAATCCCAACAAACCAAATCAAAGTCATCCTCAACCATTACAATTCCATTTTTAATCTCTTTTATAGAACCCATACCTCTTGATGAGATACCAACAGTACAACCTGCTTTTAATAGTTCTTTGATGATGTTACCAGCTGGAGTTTTTAAGATTTCAACTTTACCCATAACATCGTTTCCATTCCACCATACATCTCTAACTATGTGAGATGTATTTTTTAATTCAACAACAGATGAATCGGGATGGTCTAACTCACCATATGCTCTATTTTCTTTTATTTCTCTCTTTTTGTATTTCGTTACTTCTCTCTGTAAAAGTTTTTTGGGATAAATTCTACCATTTTGATTCTGAGCCTCAGCACGTTGTAATACACCAGTAACTATCAAACGACCATTGTTTTTATTCAATGATTCGTTTATTTGTTGTTTAGTTAAACTAAATGATTCTGTTTCTATTAATAATCGTTTACTCATATTATCCTTTATGAACTCAATTCTTTTAATCTCTGTGCAACTGTTATCATTCTCTCAGAAATTTTTTCAAATCTTCTCTGTGTTGATTTCCAATATTGACCGTTATGTACACCTGATTCTTTTTTTAGTTTTGTGTTTTGGTTTACAATACGTTCCATCTTATACATCATAGAGTTTATCTTTTTAATAGAATCATTTATTTTCTGATAATCTTTCATTGAATCATCACGCTTATATTCTTTATAAGATATCTCGTTTATTTTATTTTCCATCTTATTTTCAAACGATTCTAATTTTTTTGTATATAAGTTTGTTTTCTTAGCTTTTGTGTAACCATAAGATTTAGGTTCATCCTTTTCATCATCCCCAGCCTTTCTAAATGCATATGGTGTTCTTGGTGGGCCTGCACCACCATCTAAATTACCTGTAACGTTGGCTTCATTCATATCAAAAAAATCCCAAAAATTATCAGTAGTAGCATCCTTTCCGAAATAATCTGGAAATATGTTAATTTTACCACCAGGAATCTCTTTTAATTTAACTTGGGTTTTACTAACAGAAACAACTTTATATGTATCACCATCAGATTGTACAACATCACCTACTTTTACATCATCAAGAAAGCTATATGCCTCTTCCAACTGACTAAACTTATTTTCTATCTCTTTTATCAATTGTTTCATTTATATACCTTTTTAAGTTCGTTGTAAAGTTCGTAGTACCGTAACAATGATAGTACTTGTGATTCAGTAATAGTTTTTGAAGCTTTTAATTTTGAAGTAAGTCTTAGAACCTCATTAACTTTGATACTAATAACATCATCGGTTATCTTAACTGATTCTAATATCTTAGTGAGATTATTACATTCCTTTACCACAAAAGTTTTTAGTTTGTCTGAGTTATCAACGGAGTTAATATATTCTTTTAGAACACTTCTCTGTTTAGAACTTAGATTTGTATATTTACTATTAAAGTTTTCAACCAACATTTTCCATGCAAGTAATCTAACTTCTTTTGGTTGTTTTGAATATTCCTCATTAACCTTAGATACAATATCATCATTTGATGTTTTGCCTGTAAGATGTTCCATCAATTGAGATTTACAATCAACATACTGTTTTGGATTATCAGAACTTGAATATTCAAATAATTTATATATCGATGCATTTTCTTTATAGTTTGTGACTCTATATCTGAAAAAATCCTCTAAAACATAGTGTTTTTTGATATCTTTAATGAGATTGTATTTTTGTTTACTTAAATTACTGTTATTTAATTTTAAACGTTCTTTTAATACAATATTTAAAAATTCACTCGCTTTGTAATCTGAATCAAAGCTTTCTTTTAGTGATGACTGATACAATTTTAGTTCCTTTGATAATTCAGTTTTTTTACCAAAGTGACTTTTAATTATGGATGTTGCCATAGAGTCCTTATTATTCAAAGTATCAGTTGCAATTTGTCTAACTAATAACTCAAATAATATACCAGTATTTTTATACTTACTATGTTTTATTTTTTTCATTAGGCCTTTAAATTTTCTATAAAAAATAAGTATGGTTGTTAATAAATATATTAAATATCAGATTTCAGTATATTTTCTTCTTTTAACATATTTATCTCTTCTTTCTTATCTTCAGTTTTTAATGATTCCTTTATGATTTGTTTGGTTTTCATCTTTACTTTCATCTGTGATAACATAGTATTTGTTGACTCAGCATGTACGTTTATAGACTTGTTACCTAATGGGTCTCTACCAAATGGAGATTTATCAGTTTGATAATTACCACCTTCCTTTGGTCTACCAGAACCTGGCCATCCACCTTTAGGCATTTCAGTTTCAAATTGTGGTTTTTCTGTATCACCACCATTCTCACTACTTTGTTGTGTTAGTGATGCTAAATCGTGTGGTGTTCCAAATGATTCACCTGTTTTCGCAGGGTCATTACCCTCATTTTGGATTTGTTCGTGTCTGAATCCTAATTTTAAATCATTGACCACATCAAATTGTTCTTTCTCCCACTCTTGTTCTGACATATTGAATATGTTTTCATATATCCATTTTTGTGATATCATTTTAAGGTCTTTTATATCTGATGCCAATCTTACCTTTTCACTCCATAGATTTGCTTTTTCTTGTTCGTATATAATTGATGGTGTAGTTAACTCTAAGTTAAAGTTTACCAACTCCTCATCTTCATATCCTTGTGAGTATAAATGTACGATTGCAATCTTAGTTAATTCTGAAAGAACAATCTTTTGGATTCTTTCTACTGAACGTGCAAATCTAATATCCTCTTGAGCTAAAGTTGCCTTACCCTCAACACCCTCTTCATATCCTATAAATGCCTTTGGAACTTTTAGTGCCGCCAACATTCTGTTTTTAAGATATTCAATATCATCAATACCACCAAACTCCATACCACTTAGTGAATCAATCTCAGTACCACTCTGACCACCTCTAACTGGTAGGTAGTAGTCTTCTAACATATTTTGTAAATTGAATTTAAGATTGTATTCTCCACTTGATTCATCAACAAATGGTACTTTTTTCATTTGGTCAATGATTTGTTTCATATAAGTGTCAACCTCTGCAGGTGGGATATTTCCAATATCAATTTTGAATATTCTCTTTTCAGGTGCTCTCATAATACGATGTATCATCATAGCATCTTCCATTAGGGTTAATTGTTTCCAATTTTTTCTAGCGCCCTCTAATAGAGAACGACCATATGGTAAGAAGTTACTATCGGATAATAATCTGAAATGAGCAACTTGAAATGATTCTAAATATTTTGTTTCAGGTCGTCTACTTATTGTATTGTGATTCTCTACCTCAAACCTAACAGAATATGGGTTATCTAAATCATACCCCTCTTCTCTTATTGTTTCATAAACAGACATTGGCTGTGCATTTACAACACCCAACTCGTCATCAATGTCTAAGTGTAAATAATAATCACCATATTTAACCATACCTCTAATCCAAGGCCATAAGTTAAACTCTATATTTAAAACATCATAAAATAAATTATGTAATGTCTTTTTAAGTTTTTCGTTACCTGATGTTATACGTAATACATCACCCATATCGTTTTTAAGTGTACATTCATCAGAGTATATATCTAATATAGATGATATGATGGAATCTTTGTCCATTGCCTCATAATCAGTATATAATTCTAATTTATTTGAGTGATAATTAAACTTATCGTTGTAAGACTGATAGTTTTGTCTGTGACCAGACCCATGAAGTCTACCATACCTATCATAATATGATGAACTCTCAGTATTACCAGAACTCTGTAGTCGTGATGAATCAACAACTCTAATCTTGTCTTTACCAATACGTCTAACAACTACTTGAGTTGAGAATAATTTCTGAAGTCTACTAAATAATGATTTATCTGCCATAATATACTTTTATTGTCATTGTCTACAAAATATAAATATACAAAAAAAATGCATTAATTCCAAATTTTAGAGTAACCATCTTAAATCTTCGTTACCATTTTTTGTTTTCATATTCCAAGAGTCCTTAGCTTTCTGAGGAGTTGTCTTGAAAATACCTGCATTTTTTGTTGTTAGTGATAATGCTCTTCTATTCAATTCAATACCTTGTTGTCTTAGTTTCAACGCCGTATCCCTTACCCATAAAGATGTAGAGAACGATATTACTAAGTCATCATTGTATCCTTTTTGTGCCTCTGCTCTGTTACCACTCCATATAAAAACAAAGAGTTCATCAATCAGCCTTTTTGAACGTATGATTGGAACTCTTTCTCTCATATAAGTATCTAATTTAGATATAACCAATGGCCGTGTTCTACTTGTCATTGAAAAACCAGGTACCATTTGTGATTTATTTTTTAAATCATAAGCCTTTTGTAGATGTATGTTTTCGTCAACGTACCCAAATTCTTTGTATGAATAATATAGGTTTGTGTAGTTTCTATCAATTGCTTCTTGGATTACTGCCCATCCAATATTTGCATTCTCAATCACAAGTAGAGCATCGTTCCATTCGGTTGCAACATTAACTAACATATTACCATATTGTTTAGTTTCAATCTTACCTCTGTATTCTGCCACTTGTTCTACAGTTTCAACATCTATAACGTGAAATGCTGAGTAATCTGCACCATCACCACGAGCCACATCCGCCACGACTACGTAATCTCTTGAATAATTTGGTTGTTGCCATATCCAATAGTTACCATCAAACCCTCTTCTCTCAACGGGTTCTTGTACGTGGGTCTCCTCATACCATTTTAACAATTCACCATCCACAACTGTATAACCAGATGAAATGAAATCACAATCACATTCTTGAGCTGCAATCTTTTCACCTAATAATTGTGTTTGTTCCTTTCTCCATTTTTTATCTCGTTCAGGATGTACAGTCCAATGTAATTTTATTGGATTCCACCCATCTTCGTTCTCACCCTTTAACCAAGTCTTATGAAAGAAATTACCAACACCATTTGGAGTTGATAATACGATTGCCTTACCACCAGTTGATAAGGTTGATTGGGCCGCGGCCCATATCTCATCAATACCCTTGATAAATGCCGCCTCATCTATGATTAACATTGATAGTGCTTCAGAACGACCAGCGTCACCACTTGCGGATGTTGCTTTGATTTGTGAACCATTTCCCAATCTCAAAGATAGTTTGTTATCCTCAACAGTTTCACCTCTTAACCAAGATGGTAAACTATCATGCATATACCGTACTTTGGTAACCAAGTTTTTTGCAATCTCTTGTTTGGTTGCAATTACCAATATATTTTTATCTTCTTGGAATAACATCATCCAAAGTGAGTAACCAGCTGATAGGGTTGAGATTCCTAACTGTCTTGATTTTAGGATAACATTATATCTGTGGTCGTTGAATTCGTTTAGTACTCTCTCTTGGAACTGATATAAATCAAAAAGTATTTTACCACGTTTGGGATGTTGGATGTAACAATACTTCTTAAAAAAGTAGATTGGGTCTTTAGCACATTTAATGTACTCTTCTCTTATTAGTTCTTTTATGGATTTACTCATATTATTTACCAAGTCTCCAAAGACATTGTGCCGATAGAACTGGCTGTATATCACTATCTATACCAAA